TGCGTTCAAACTCGAAGATGAAATCTACGGCTTTTTTGACCTTATGTTTAAGATACTTAGATAGGCTCCAATAACCCAGGCCAAGACGATGACGCCAACGATTGAAAGTAGTATTAAATCCCAATATGACGTCATAGGCTTTGTCTCCTAAGAACGATAGCCAAGGTGCCAGTCTAGTGATGCCATCGAATAGATCACCGTGTACTACTAGATAATGTTTGCCGTCCGCACCTATGTGTTCAGTCTGATTGTGTATTTCCACAGAACCAAAACTTATACCATAGGGTATCATGGGCCTTAGGAATTCATCGTGATTGCCTGCCACATAGACCACTCTGGTCCCACGCTTGGCATGTCCCAGAATACGGCGAACCACATTGGTATGGCTCTGCTTCCAGCGCAGTTTGTTCTGCTGTACTTTCCAGCCATCTATGATATCACCTACGAGATACAAGGTATCGCAGGTATTGTGTTTGAGGAAGTTATTCAATGCCTCGGCCTTGCAGTCTTTTATACCAAGGTGTACATCGCTGATAAAGATAGATCGATAAGTTTTTTCTTGTGCCATAACAATACTATTTAAAAGATTTCTTTTGTGTACAAATAACTTACTATGACTATTTTGTTACAAGATTCGCTGGCGCGAATCTATCGCTTTCGCTTGGTCGCTCAGCGATATTTTTATCATCGGGTTATTGTTTTGTTTTTAAGTATCATCCAGATTAATCAGCCACACTTTGCCCGTTGCCGGGCAAAAATGGTATGCATCATCCGAGTAGCACAACCACTTAGCGTTGGGACTATAATCGTCTATAATTCACTATAAATGATAGCGCAGGCGGTCATCCGGTACCTGCTCATCCCGTCTTTGTATGACGGCGGGCACTGCAACATACGCTAACACATCGCAGAGCCGTGTGAGTTTTGTTAATCTCACATCCTTTAGCCTTGAATAAAGAACATTTGTCTTACAGCGAAACCGGTTGAAGAAGGCGTATCCAGTCATCGTCCTGTGAAGGATAGTCGCTGTATGCTCGCAGTGGCGGCGAGGCTTCGGTCCCTGTGATCCGTGATCCAGTTGTCTTCGACACCCGTTGTTGGCCGGTGTTAGCCTATTACCACTTGATTTTAAGAGTCGGACTTGGTGTCGGTGAGAGTTTGGTGTAGCTTTTTGATGTGTGAGCCATGTACACGGACTTGTATGTGCCCGTTATAGTATTCGTTGGTTTCTAAAACACGCCTTGCGAACTGTTCTCGCGCTTCGATGTAACTGCACTCGGCCTTGCTTTGACAATAGTAGAGGATTTCTCTCGTAAAGTTTTCGGCACCTAGTTCTGCCACATCGCGATTGAGTTCGTCATTTGAGCCATAATACGTTTGCCAGTCACTTTCGATTTTACCTTTGATCTTTTTTCTTTTCTTTTTGCCATTTTTGAGTTTTACCATCCGGTAAGTGGTTTTTGAAAATTTTGCTAATTTTTTGCCAATATATTTCCTGCCGGATTGTTTATTCGTGATGAGATAAACGAAGCCTATGCAATCGTCGGGCAAGGTTTCTATGATGGAGTTCTCGAAAAGCCACATGTGCAAGCATAATTATCGTCTTGACCTGATTAGAGATTTTTTTCATAGATCCACCCAAGATTTTCAGTCTCATGTATCCAAGTATAAATGGGAAACTGCACCGGCAATACCCATAGGCCATTCCAACCTAGATAATTGCTCACTATGGCTGGTTCTAGCACAATGCCTTGTTGTTCGCAGGTTCGTCGATATGCTTCGGGATATCTGGGCCAATACCTGGCCTCATGCATGAAACTATCAAACCCCATCTCTTCAAAGGCCACACTTTTGATAATCACAGCTTTGTCGAGATTTTTTTCTATCACAGTATCGTGGTCGTATTTGTTGTAGAACTCTACGATCAGTCGGTGTATACCAGGAGAACCAACAACACAGAAGGTTTTGTTATGGTAATGATCTAGTAGACCACGAAACAAGACCTGGTTGTCCCAACGGATCTCAATCTCGGGACAATCATCCCAGAACACAGGCTCTAATGAGATATCAATGACGGTATCCATATATTCTCAACCAATCTGTGGCTTCGGGTATGAAGTCCCCGATACTTTTGTTGTGTAATTCATCTTGTTCACTGAGTCGAGCTGCCATTTCTTGTCGTAGTATATCAACATCTGCGGGTTCGGCTTTTCGTAGATGTTGTATCAAAGATTCCGCTTCGTTTTTTAGGGTTATTTCCACGTTGTTGGGATTCTTGGTATTGTTGAATTTCTCCCCTGTGACCACAACAGAATCAGCAAAATCTTGCAGGTGTCTGATTGTAAACTCTTTGAGATCTGCGGGCAAGAGGTCTGACAACATCCAACGAGGCCTGTTTGGGTAACTGGCATCAATGGGTATCCTGCGATCCAGTGCATGCTGTAACAGTGTGTGATACCTCAACACACTCAATGCAGTGGGCACAGTACGGAAAGTCCACTGCACGCCGGGCATGGCCGCTCTCATATGATCTACGTTGTGCAAAATCTGCACGATGTTGGCACCTTGTCTGAGATAGTCGTTGGCGAGATCGGCGGTTTCTATGCTGACTCCAATCTCTACACGACGGAATATTTCAAGTTGTTCGCGATATTTGCTGTAATCTATGCTGCCATTGGTGGTAAAAGATAGGTTGAGCCAAGACATTTTTTTATCAGCGAACATACGCAATAAATCTCGGAAACGTTCGATCAAGTCAGGTTCGCCGCCGATGATGTGTACCACACGCACAGATTGATAATTGTTGTTGAACCAATCAACAAATCTTTGCCAGGCCAGAGCATCCTGTGTCCAGGGCTCTAATCGGTAATCGTTGGAGATCCATCCCATCTTCCTTTGATCTTGGGCCACACGACTGGATGCTTCGGGCGGACAGAATTTGCAGCTGAAATTACATGTGGTTCCGATGTTGAGATGCAGGCTAGCGATGCGAGTAACAGTTTCTCCGTGGTTGTCTCGACTGTGATCAAAATACTGTTTGTGCGGACTCTGTTCAAAACTACGATCAAATTTTTTATGGAAGATCACTGATTTGAGATTTTCTTTCTGGCGTGCTGAAGTATAGCCGGCTGCGTCCTTCATCTGACACATGCGACACATGGGGTCAATGGTGTCACCCAACTTGATCAACCGCTTTTCGCGCATCCTGGTGCTGTTCCAATACTCGTCAATGCCGATTTTCTTGATATTCCACTGGCGGCCCAACTCGGTCATGATGATTTTGTCGTTCTGACACCCGCAGAGATCGTAGCTGCCATCATGATTGATGTTGAGCTCAAACCAAGGTATGTTGCAGAATATGTCTTTATTGGCCATGCTTGCATTTAAATCGGCATATGTTGGGTGGAAACATCTCCCACCGCATTTTCAGTTCTTGCCAGCAGGCATCGGCCAGCACAGCATCGAATCCTCGCTCTCGCACATTGATGGTATCGTGATACTTGTTCAAGAAATCGTTTTCCATGTAGCCAGATCCAAACCACGCACAAGGGAAGAATCTACCATCTACGCTGACAAAAGGCATCTGTGTACCGTTGAGGCATTTGGCCCAATGACTGGTATCTCTCACTGCCGGTGGAAAATTATAACTGCGATGTAAATTGATCACAAATTTCGAGTAGCTTTTCTCTTCTTTGTAGTCACCGGGATCCAAAGTATCAAAACCGTCGGGATCCAAGTACCTGGGATCGTTGCTGCCAAATTTCATGCTTTTCACGATATCAAATTGATCAACTCCCAAGTTCCGAGCTACACCTTTTATTTCTTCAAGCCGGTGCATGTTAAATCTGAAAACGATTGTGCTCCAGCGCAGGTTTACATCGCTGTGGCTTTTTAGAGTTTTGATGCCTGAAACGATAGAATCCCAATCACTGTTGACGCGATATATCCTATTGCTGTCGTGGTCCCACCCGTCGACGCTGAATGTCACCCGATCGTTTCGATCTAAACTGCTGCCAAGACGTTGCCACCATTGGGTGTCTTTGTAGCTACCATTGGTGACAATGTTGATTTGTGTGGTCTTGGATGCTTGTTTGATATATTCAATGATTTCCAGAAAGTCTCTGGTATAAATGGGATCTCCGATGTCACCACAAAAACTCAAGTATTTGATTTGTGATAGAATTTCTTGTGTGAACAAATTTTGAAATTCCCCAAGGCTGTAGTCTCGGTTGATGTAGGGATGATTTTCTGGCATCTCAGTACGAGGACATCTGGGGCACTTGAGCACACATTTAGAACTCAGTTCCACATGTAGATGCGTGAGATCAAACACCAATGACCTCGACATCGGTGTTATAGGTAGTGAAACCGTTTTCTTTGACCACATGCATGATGTTGTTGACACGACCGGCCAATTCATCCTTGTGCGATACCAACCATATGCTGCGATTCATGTCTCGGCTCATTTTTTTCAATACAGCCAAGGCATTTTCCACACCTGATGCATCCATGCCCGAGTCAACTAACTCGTCGATAAACAAGAGATTGATGGGTCGATAGAGCCCTTCCCAAACATCACGGAATGCCCAGCTCAAGGAAAGTATCAATCTATTCCTTTCGCCGCGACTGAGATTGTCAAAATCTAAATCTCTTCCCAGCTCAGTGATTTCCACTGTGAGATCATTTTGGAATTTCACTGTGTGCGGCAACCCAATGCGATCTAGATAATAGCCCAATCTTTGATTTAGATAAGCGAGATTTTGATCAATGATGCGCTTGCGCACAAACGAATCC